TGGATCAGCAAGCAAAGCATCCTGGCAGACCAGTTACGCATCCTAAGATATTATGCATTGAAACAGGTGAAACATTTGAAACTTTCACAGAGGCAGCACTTCGAGTAAATGGAGACAGACGAAATGTATGCCGATGTTGTGAGAGAACGCAGTCTCATCACAAAGGGTACCACTTTATATTCATTTCTAAATAATTACGGGCTCTTGAATTACATCTCCTTTAATAGGAGAGAGGAAGAGTTTGCCTATTCGAGCAAGCTCTTTTTATTTTTGCTATGAGAGAAGGAGATTACCAAGCGAAGTTGATCAAGACAATCAAGAGGAGGTTTCCTGGTTGTATTGTGATCAAAGGGCCGTCAGACTACATTCAAGGAATTCCAGATGTATTGATATTGTTTAACGATCATTGGGCTGCGCTTGAATGTAAAAGGAGTTTGAAAGAAGTTAATAAGGCCAAGATTCATGAACCGAATCAAGACTATTATGTTTCGTTAATGAATCATATGTCCTTTGCTTCTTTCATTAGTCCTGAAATCGAAGAGGAGGTTTTAGATGCAGTTCAACAATCATTCGAATCTGGTCGGTAAGCACGCATTCCTCGGTGCTTCGAAATATAGCTGGCTTAACTATGATATTCAAAAGTTAAGAACAACGTATATTAACTGGCTAGCTGTTCAGCGAGGAACTGAATTACACGATCTTGCAGCAAGATGTATTAAACTAGGCGTTCGGCTTCCTAAGAACAATGAAACATTAAACAAATATGTAAATGACGCAATTGGTTATAGGTTGACTCCAGAACAGCCACTTTTCTATTCGTTTAATTGTTTTGGCACGACAGATGGAATCTCATTTCACAATAACTTTCTTAGAATCCATGATTTAAAGACCGGTGCAACTCCAGCATCAATGGATCAGCTATTGATATATGCTGCGTTGTTCTGTCTCGAGTATCATGTTGATCCAACAAAGATTCAAATGGAACTGAGGATCTATCAGAACAACGACATTATTTGTTTAAACAACGAAAACTCGAAAGACGTCTTTGATATTCCAGATCTTGGACTTGAAGTCAAAGACATTATGGAGAAGATCGTAGATTTTGACAAGGAAATCGAAAGGAGGAAACTTGGTGAATGATATGGGCGAAAAAGAAGATAATGAAATCATCGATTTCTATGATCCGACATATCTTAGTCATTATGGGACGCCTAGGCATTCTGGTAGATATCCTTGGGGATCTGGTGAAAACCCCTATCAGTCGCTTCAGGGATTTTACTCAACGTATAACCGCCTGAAGCAAAAAGGTTGGAGCGACACAGAAATCGCTCGATCCATGGGATATTCGACAAAAGAGTTTCGAGATAAGCGATCTATTGCAATGGAAGAAGATAAGAAAGCCAAACTTGCTTATGTACGAAATTATATTGACAAAGGTTGGTCTGTTAATGCTATCGCTAGAAAGATGGGCGAACCGGAATCAACGATTCGAGGATATAAGAATCTTATCGATGACCCGAAACTTCAGATAACTGAGAATACAGCAAATGTTCTAAAAGATCGTTTAAAGGATTCTAAATACATTGATATTGGTCTTGGAACTGCAGAAAACCTTGGAGTTACGCAAAAGCAGATGGATGTTGCTATTCAGCGTTTGAAAGAGCAAGGATATTCTGTTCTGAAGTATGATCAGCCACAGGCTAGCAATGTTGGTCAATATACGCCAACTCTTGTGCTTGCTCCTCCTGGAACAACAAAGAGAGATATGACGAATGATATTTACAACAACAAAATGACC